TCAAACACCTTCTTCGGTTACTGTTTCTGGCAATGGCGGCAGCGGCTCCACTTGGAGCGTAACTGGTAGTACATACGCTGGCGGCGGAGGTGGTGGAAATGGAACCGCTGGCACGGCAGGCTCTGGAGGTTCCGGTGGCGGCGGAGCAGGCACTACGATCTCTTCTTCCGCTGGTACAAGTGGCACGGCTAACACCGGAGGTGGCGGCGGTGGGGGCGGAGATAATGGCGCACGAAGTAACGGTGGTTCTGGCATTGTTATTTTGCAGTATGCAAATACGCTGCCAGACCTAACTGTAGGAGTCGGCCTAACTTTTAATCGTACAACTCCAGCCGGTTACAAACGATATACCTTTACTGCGGGTACAGGAACGGTGACAATCTAATGGCACACTACGCTTTTCTGAACCAGAATAATGTTGTTGTACAACTTATTGTGGGCAAAGACGAAGGAGAATGCGGCATTGATTGGGAGGCATTTTATGCCAATGAAATTGGCTTGCCTTGCAAACGCACTTCCTACAATACTCGGTATGGCGTGCACTACAAAGCGGACGGCAACACGCCTAGCGAAGATCAAAGTAAAGCATTCCGAAAAAATCACGGCGGAATCGGTTTTACATACGATGCTCAGCGTGATGCGTTTATCCCGCCGCAACCATTCCCGTCCTGGGTTTTTGATGAAACTACTTGTGCATTTGGCGCACCTGTGCCGTATCCAATAGATGGCAAGGTTTATCGCTGGGATGAGCCGCAACAGATGTGGCTGAGGGTCTGACATGCCCATCGTCAAAATCACCGACTGCGGCCGGGGCTGGAACCCCGACCTGTCGCCCGAGGAGTTGGAGACGGGCGTGTGGTCCAGCGTGACCAACATGCGCTTTCTGAGCGGCTATGCCCAGCGCTTTGCGGGTATCGCTTCGGTGTTCACGGCGCCCAGCATCACGCCGTATTGGATTGGCGCGTACCAGACCACCACCAAGAAATACTGGGTGCACGCCGGCACGCAGAAGGTGTTTGTGGACGACGGCACCACGCGCACCGAAATCACGCGCCTGACCACGTCGCAGGTGTCCACCATCACCTACGCGACCACCACGGCCACGCTGACCACCACAAGCGCGCACGGTCTGAGCAGCGGCAACTCCGTGACCGTGTACGGCGCCATCCCCAGCGTGTACAACGGCACCTACACCATCACGGTAACGGGAGCGACCACGTTCAACTACACCGTGGCCAGCACGCCGTCAAGCAACGCGACCACCCCGGGCTGGGTCATCGGACCGAGCGCGGCGGTTTCGAACTTCACCGGCACGCAGGACGACCGCTGGACGGGCGGCGTGCTGGGTGGCGTGCTGACGATGAACAACGCCGTGGACATCCCGGTGTACTGGGACAGCACCAACAGCCTGCGCAATCTGACGGGCTGGAACAGCAACTGGCGCTGTCAGTCGCTGGTGCCGTTCAAGAACTACTTGGTGGCGCTGAACATCACCAAGTCCAGCACGGCCTACCCGCACATGGTCAAGTGGAGCCACGCCGCCGTGGCGGGCACGATCCCGACCAGTTGGGACGAGACCGACACCACCAAAGACGCCGGCGAGCAAGACCTGGCCGAGACGTCGGATCTGCTGGTGGACGCGCTGCCGCTGGGCGACGTGCTGGCGGTCTACAAAGAGCGCTCGTGTTACGAGATGCGCTTTGTGGGCCAACCGTTCATCTTTCAGTTTCGCAAGATGCCCGGCGAGTACGGCATGCTGGCGCGCGGCTGCGGGGTGAACACCCCCCTGGGCAACGTGGTGCTGTCGGCGGGGGACGTCATCTTGAACACCGGCCAGGGCATGGTGAGCATTGCCGACGGGCTGGTGCGCAAGTACATCTTCGACAACCTGACGAGCGACAACTACAAGCGCGCCTTTGTCACCAGCAACCCGCAGCGAAACGAGGTGCTGGTGTGCTTCCCTTTTGCGGGCTCCACGCTGTGCAACAAGGCTTGCGTGTGGAACTGGCTCACCAAGACCTGGGGCCTGCGGGATCTGAGCAGCGTCACCTACGCGGCGGTGGGGCAAATTGACTACACCACCACCAGCACCTGGAGCGCGGACAGCGAGCGCTGGGATTGGGATCTGACCACTTGGACGGGCAACGAGTACGCGCCCAACGAGGCTCGCTTGATGTTGGCCACCACCACGGCCATCAAGGCCTTTGATGTGGGCAGCAGCGACGACGGCGTCAACGCCTTGACGGGCACGCTGCAGCGCACGGGCATGACGCTGGACGACCCGTACACCAACAAGCTGGTGCGCGCGGTCTACCCGCGCATCGACGGCGCGGCCGCAGGCACGGTGGCGGTGCGGGTGGGGGCGGCCATGACGCCGGACGCCGCGCCCACGTGGTCGGATGCGGTGAGCTTCACCATCGGCTCCAGCATCAAGGCCGATGCGTTCGCGCAGGGTCGTTTTCTGGCGGTGGAGTTCTCGGGCAGCTTGCCGTTTCGCGTCCGGTCGTTTGACCTGGACGTGGTGAGCACGGGGGCGTACTGATGTACCAACCGCGAGCCGTTCCGCCCAACCCGGCGGACCTGCCGGCTTTCCTGCAGCAAGAGTTGATGAACATCGCTCGAGCCTCGCTGGAGGGTAACCCGTTCTTGAGCCTGGAGATGCTGTACGTGGCGCCCGCCAAGCCCCGAGACGGCATGCTGGTGCTGGCCGACGGCACCAGTTGGAACCCCGGCAGCGGGGCAGGCTTCTATGGATACCGCGCCGGAGCATGGCGCTTCTTGGGGTAACGACATGGCAATCACATTCAATCCCGCCAACATGACCAGCGCCGCGGGCAAGGCGGGCGAGTACAACCGACTGCTCAAGGCGGGCTACTCCGACGCGGCCATCCGCCAAGCCGCTGAAGGCCAGTTTGGCGCGCAGTCGGCGGGCGACTGGTCGTACCTGCAGGGCCTGGCGCAGCAGCAGAGCATGACGCCGCAGCAGCTGGCCAACCTGCAAGCCTTGACCCCGCAGCAAAAGGCGCAGGCCTATCTGGGCGGGCTGGCGGGCGGCAAGACCGACGAGCAGGTGCGCATGGAGGCCAGCGGGCTGTTCGGCATGCAGTCCGACACCGACTGGAACGCGCTGAAGGGCTACGCGCAGAACCTCACGCCCGAGCAGAAGGCGCGGGTCTACAACCTGGGCCTGAGCAACGGCTTGACCGACGCGCAGTTACGCACCAACGTCAACAACAATTTGGGCCAGCAAACTGACGCCGACTGGCAGGCACTGACCAACCTGGCCACCACCCAGCGCGGCAACACCGCTGGCGGTGCGGGAGGTGGTGCAGCGGGCGGCGCGGCTGGCGGCGCAGCAGGTGGTGCGGGAGGCGGCGCGGCCAACCCCTACACCCCCCAGACCCTGGGCAACCCTTTCACCTACACGCCCAACCCCTACCTCGGGGAGATGGCGAGCACCATCCGCCAGCAAGTCACAGACAACCTGCAGCGCAACATCCTGCCGGGCATTGGCAGCGCGGCCATCGCGGCGGGCGGCTACGGCGGATCGCGCCAGGGCGTGGTCGAGGCCAACGCGCTGAAGGATGCCAACACCGGGCTGGCGGGCGCGCTGTCCAACCTGTACGGCCAGGACTACAACAACGCCATGGGGCGCAACCTGCAGAAGTACCAGGCCGACCAAGGCTACAACATGGGCTTGGGCAACCTGGGGCTGGGGTTCCAGAACAGCGCGCAGAACTACGCCCTGGGGATAGGTGGGTTGCAAAACCAGCGCTACGGGCAGGACCAGAACTTTGCTCTTGGGTTGGGCAACTTGGGCGTCAACCAGTACCAAGCTCAGACCGCTAGGGACTTGGGGCTAGGCAACCTCGGCCTGGGTTACCAGAACTCCCTGCAGAACTTCTACACCAACCAGCGCGGCCAGGACATGCAGGGCCTGCAGTTGGGCGCCAACCTGTTCCAGCAGGGCAACACCGGCATGCAGCAGCAAGGCCAGGGGCTCTACAACCTGGGCCTGACGCAGCAGCAGGCGCCGTGGAACGTGGTGGGCAACTACACCAACACGGTGAGCCCCTTCACCGGCTTTGGCAACACCTCCACCAACACGCCAGGCAACGCCTTGGCTGGCGGCTTAGGTGGCGCCTTGGTGGGCGCTCAGCTCTACAACATCTTCAACAAGCCGTGAGGCCCGCATGAACTACCAAGACATCATCCAGCAGGCCTTGTTGCAGTCGATCGACTGGTCTAAAGGCTCGCAAACACTCGATGGAGTAACGTATTCGCCGGTGTTTGAAAACCAAACCCAAGGCGAAGGTGGCGCGATGGAAGGTGGCTCGCTAGCACCCTACATCATGCGGCATGTACCGGGCGCATCTACTTACGACACGTTTGACAGAACTACAGGCCAGTATTTAGGCACACACCAAGGCGCGAAAAACCGTGGGTTTTTTGGCGACATGTTTAGCCATTTCGGCAGCATAGCCAAAGACACTGCGCCGATTTGGTTGGCCGCGCTGGGAGCCAACTACCTAGCTCCGGGAATGGCAGGGGCGGCGGAAGCCGCCGGAACCGCTGCTGCCGGGGCTGGCTCGACCGTGGGCCTCACCGGGGCTGAAGCCGCGGCGATGGGTGCATTTGATGCCGCTGCTACAGGCGCTGGTGGCTTGCTGGGCTCTGGCACGGCGTTGAGTTCGGCGCTTACGCCTGCGGCCATTGAGGCCGGCCTGGGCACTGCCGGCTACGGCTTCAACGCCTCGGCTGCAGCGTCTGGGTTGTTCAACCCGGCCACCATCGGCGCGGGTGCGGGCTTGGCGTTTGGCCCAGCGGCTGCCGGCACGTTGGCCGGCGCCGGCGCTGGTGCGCTGACCTCGGCGGCCGGCGCGGGCGCCGCAGGCGGTCTGCTCAAGTACGGCCTGCCCATCGCCGGTGCAGTGCTGGGCGGCACCTCCGGCGGCAAGGACACCACGGCCACCACCACCAAGGACATGGACCCGCGCCTGGCCAACTACGTCTACGGGCCTGACGGCACGGGCGGCCTGCTGGGCTCGGCCACCAAGCTGTTCAACGACCAGATGGCCACCGGCGGGCTGAATGATCTGCAGCGCCAGGGCATCGACATGCAGAAGAACTACCTGACGAACCCGGCCTACGCGCAGGGCTACACCAACATGATGAACGTCGGCCAGGGCCTGCTGGGCGGCGGCGTGGCGGGCAACCCCTTCCGGAGGTAAGCATGGGACTGCTGAGTATGTTCGGCACAAGCTGGGACGACCCCAAGACGATGGCGGCGCTGCAGCTCGCGGGCGGCCTGCTGGGAGGGCAGGGCAACACCATGCAGCGCCTGGCGGGCGGCCTGAACGCCTACGGCGCGACCATGGGCGCGGCCAAGCGGGCGCAGCAAGAGGAGGAGGAGCGCCGGGCCATCATGGCGCAGCGGGCGCTGCAACGGCGAGAGCTGGAGGGCCGAATTGCCGATGCGGCACGGGCGCGTGAAGAAGCTGCCGCCGCCAAGCAAGCCCGCGGCTCGTTCTTGGACAGCATCGACCCCAACGCAGGCCCGGCCATGCCGATGAGCATCCCGCAGGCCATGCGGGCCGGCTTGGGGCTGCAGGAGATCCAGGCGCTCATGCCGGCCAAGGCCGAGAACCCGTTTGGCAAGGTGGACCCCAAGGACTTCACGCCGGAGTCGGTGCGCCGGTTTGCGGCCACCAACAACTACTCCGACTTGGTGCCGCGCACCAGGGTCGAGTTTGTGGACGGCCGGGCGGTGGACCCGTT